CTACTTTGATGTAACCATCATTGCTGGTCATATCCCAAAGTAATGTATAGTTATTCTTTAAAGTTCCATATTGGGGAACAATCTGCTTAAGAGGCCCTTTCTTCGACTTCTTAACGGACAGGTAATCTCTAGGTGGTTCGATTCCATTTGTGGCATTTGACACAACGGAACTGCTCTCCGAAGGCATCTGTGCGGACAGAGTGCTGTGCCTGAGTCCGAATGATGCGATGTCATTCCTAAGAGTATTCCAATCATATTTTAACTTGTTTGGTACTATATCATCAACGTCCTTCTTATATGTATCTATTGGTAAAATTCCATCAGCATATTTTGTTCTTCCAAACCAAGAACATGCTCCTTTCTCTTTTGCAAGTTGATTTGATGCCTTTAAAAGATTGTATTGGAATGCTTCTGTAAGGTCATGTACAAGTTGCCATGCTTTAGGATCATCATAGTGTTCACCATTTTTAGCAAGGTAATGTGCAAGACCTATAAACCCTACTCCAAGTGATCTACGAGCTCTTGTACTGAGCGCTGCAGCCTTTACAGGATAATCTTGATAGTCAATAAGTTCTTCTAAAGCACGAACAGCAAGATCACATAGTTCTTCTAGTTCATCAAGGTTACGAAGTTTACCTACATTGATAGCAGATAGAATACACAATGCAATTTCACCCTTACCATCAATGTGTTGTATTGGATCTGTAGGTAGTGTGATCTCTTGACATAGGTTACTCATGTTTACCTTGTCTAAGAATGAACTGTGACTATTACAATGGTCAATATTCATGATATAGATACGACCTGTCTCTGCTCTTTCCTTAAGTAAATCTCCGATTAATTCTTGTGCATCAACAACTGTTTTTTTGATTGATTCATCGTTCTCATATTTCAAATATAACTCATCAAAATCTTCTGTACCAAAACTATCATAAAGCCCTGGCACATCATGAGGAGAAAAAAGCGTGATGTGCTTATTTGCGATAAATCTTTCATAAAATAACTTACTTAATTGGATGCTGTAGTCGAGTTTTCTGACTCTGTTGTCTTCTGTTCCTTTGTTGTTTTTGAGCACGAGGATGTCTTGGATTTCCTGATGCCAGATAGGAAAGTGGACAGTAGCTGATCCTCCTCGGATACCGTTTTGAGTACAGCACCGAACAGTGCTCTCGAATTTTTTAAGGAAGGGAACAACACCTGTGTGTTGAACTTCCCCATCCCTGATTTTAGCGTTGATGCCCCTGATTCTACCTGAGTTAATACCGATACCAGCCCTCTGTGCGACATATTTGCCAATAGCCATATCAGAGCTAAAGATACTATCGAGGGTGTCATCAATATCAACCAGAACACAAGATGCAAATTGACGAAGGGGTGTTCTGACCCCTGCCATGACTGGTGTTGGGATGTTGATTTTGTGTTTTGAGATTGAGTCATAGTACCTCTTGATGTACGAAAGTCTTTTGTCTTTTGGATATTCAACGAATAAAGTCACAGCAATCATCATGTACATGAACTGAGGGCTTTCAAAAACCTTACCAGTGCTGCGATCTTGTACAAGATATTTATCTACTACCTGTCTGAGACCAGCGTATGTGAAGTAATGATCACGTTCGTGGTCTACCCAACTGTCTATCTTATCCCATTCTTCATCACTATACTTATTGTATATTTTCCAATCATATAATCTCTTATCTACACACGCTTTAGCATGGTCATGGAGACTTGGATGAGCTTTCTCCCATCCATCCTTACCAAACACAGCTTTTCTTAATCCATATAGTAACAACCTAGCAGCAACATACTGATAGTTTGGATTATCTAATGTAATTAAGTCACTAGCAGATTTAATTAGAATCTGCTGTATTTCTTCTGTCGTAATTCCATCATAAAATTGTATTCCAGAATTTATTTCGACTTGACTTGCAGATACACCTGCTAGTCCTTCACAGGCAAACTCGACCATAGTGTGTATCTTTTCTAGATCGAGGTAGGTGGTTTCTCCATCCCTTTTTATTACCTTAATTCCGTTGCTCATACTCGTTTCCAATCGTTAAGTTTAATAGTAGCTTCTATAGAACTGTAAGTGTTTGATTCTACCACAGTTTGTACATCATGTCCAGCTAAGAACATATCATTTATATCTTTTTGTTGTATATTTTTAGGCCATATGACTACCTTATCTCCTCTATCAATGGTTTTTGTGATTCGGTTGATGATTTCTCTGTTACGAGGTTCGTTATCATAAACCCAAATATAATTGCTCCAGTTAAACGTCCGACAATCAAGATCGCTCCCAACCATCGCAACCGAGTTAACCAAGAAGAGCGAGTCGAAGGGACCTTCAACAATGTAGACGCTCTTGTTTTTGTCAATTCTATCCAATCCATAGATTTTTGGTGCCTCCTCATTGAGCATTATGGTGATGTATCTTAACTGAGATGTTGGATTCAAAGATCTACCTTGAAATCCAATAATTCCATCTGAATTTCTTAATGGAATGACAATTCTAGGTTCGTCATTTTCTACACTATCAAATGATTTCTTTTGCTCATTTGTCCATTTCTTAAAGTGTTCACAGTAATATAAATCCTTTAGAAATTTAGCATCAATTTGTCTATCTTCTAGATATTTTCTTGCTGGATGTGTAGTATTTAGTTCTGAGATTCTTTTGAGATTGAAAGCTTTTAAGTTAAATTTTGGTTTCGTAAAATTAAACTTTGGAGTAGCAACATTTGTTGATTTTCCTGTAGTTCCAGACTTGAATCTTTCCATTACATACTGGTCATGAAGTGTAACATCATGATCCTTTAAGAAGTTAGAAAGCGATCTACCAACACCACAATTGTGACATTTGTATATGTAATCAGAGTTTTTCAGAAAGAAAAAACCCCTTGCACGATTCTTGTTCTTTTGAGAATCGCCACAATAGGGGCATCTGAAATTGTATAAACCTCTCTTCTTCTTCGTAAACTTCTGTAATCTAGGAGAATACAAACCAATGTATTTCTCATCGATGAAATTCATCTATTATCAAACTTGATTAAACATCTCTATGTTATCAGGTTGTGGTGGACTTGTCAAGGTGCTTTTGAGGATTCTTTGTCCGACTGGAGACACGAGGACAGAAATAATAGAAAGAGCACCAAATATGCTCCACATTTTTTTCTCCATGAGTCTGAGTCTTTCATCTACCTTGCGAATATCTCTCTCACAGCCCTTCTTAATCTCCTCAGATTGGCGGTTAACCTCCCTGTGAAGCGATTCAACTTTCTCGAATAATACGGCATCAATCCTATCCTGTTTGTCTAACTTTTCATCATGGACAGCAAGCATCTGCCCCATCTTCTGATTGTTTTCTTGAAGAGTTTCAATAACTCGTTCAAGTCTCTCCAATATTTGATCTTGATTTCTCATTCTAAACACCGCCTCTAGCATCCGCAAACGCCTGTATCTTTGTCAGTCCAGATGATGAACTATTAATAGTCTTAATCATCTTTACTCTATTACTTGCGTTTAAATTTCTATACAAATCTACTAGTTTAGCAGCAGACGCAGGGTTAACTTGCATCTTTTCGCCATTGTCAAATTGAATATTACCAGAAGCACCACCGTGTATAACTTTTTTCAGTTGGTCAATAACTTTACCACCACTTTCAATTAACTGATGTCTATGAACTGCTTCCATTATCCTTTCATTTCGTATTGCATCACGATATGGTTTAGGTAACTTTCTAAGTTTCTTTTTACGAAAATCTAACTTCGGATCAAATCCAGCCACAGGGCCTTTTGCAGCAGCAGATCCAGAGAATCCACCGTTACCAGCGCTCATTGTAGGTTCTTCATTGATCATTAGATTCTTTTTAACTCCTCTAGACAATCTTGATCCATATCTATAGTTGGTATCTCATCATCTGTAATACGATTTAAATAAACCATAAAAGATTTTAATGGAGACCAATAATCAGATTCAATTTTATAAAACAATAAAGGTGTGCCTGCATCACCGAATATGTTGTAGACAACAATAATGTGATTCAATAAGAGATGAGTTTTAAGTACACCAGTTTTGAGATATCTTTTGAATAATCTCTTGATGTACTTAAATCTTTTTAAATCCTCGTAGAAATCATCTTTCGTGACACATTGAGGATTATCATAGTTTTTAATTGCAAATAAAAGGAAGTTATCCTCATTCAATTCATCAAATTTCATACTATAAACTTATCTCATACTATGTATTGTCTGTAACTGTAAGTGTTGCTGTGCTAGAAGTAACTTCTTTACCACCAATACTGTTGTTAATCTTAACTCTGTACTGATAACCGTTAGAAGCAGCAGTTAAACTTGTTAGAGCAAGTGTCTGTGATGTTCCACCACTACTGATGTTTGCCCATCTAGCAGAGGAAGAAGTACGTCTTTGCCACTGGTAAGTAATTGTTGGACTTGAACCAGTAGAAGATGCAGTAACACTGAATGTGTTAGCAGCAGTTGCAGCCTTAGTAACTGTAACTGTAACCGCAGCGGCTCCACCGCCACCTAATGCTGAGTCAGCAATTGAAAGTGTTTCATTATCTGCATAACCTGTACCACCAGATACGAGTGTAACTGTTGGAGTTCCATTTGCAGCAACAACGACTGTGAAGTCAGCACCTGTACCAGATGCGTTACCAGCAAGGTTGGTTATTGTGTATGTTCCAGCAGTTCTGTTTCCAGCAGCTCCACCGTTATGTGAGAATGTACCAATTGCTCCAGCAGGAGTAAATACTGTAGCATCAGCAGGTTGAGAACTGATAGTAATTGCACTTGTAGCATCTGCTGTAATTACGTCTTCAGTATCACCAACTGAGGCACTTGCAGCAGCTGAAACAGCAGCAAGTAATTCTGCTTTATGTCTGGTTCTACCAGATACATCGACATATGTACGATATTTCCACCATCCGCCACCATTTAATCCTCTGGATTTGTTCTCAGAAAGTGATGCTTCTGTAGCATCAAGGAATAATAGTTCGGTTGTACCTGTGGTACTATCTCCACCTTTGATCACATACTCTGCAACCGCCTTTGGTGGTGTTCTTCTAATAACTTTTTCTTTAGCAAGATTATTATTAGTAGACCCTGCATATGCTTTATGTAATTCAATTGCAGTATTACTAGTAACGGTTCTTACAATATAATTCACACCATCTATTTCTAGGACATCTCCCTCTTCAACTGTGTCAGCAGCGTTCTTTGTTACTGTTGCGTCAGTTTGAGTGACTCCTACATTGTTGGCAAATGCTTTGCCATCTATAGTTCCGAAAATTGCCATTTGATTTTTTTTATGTGTCGGTTTCCTACTACTTATTTATAAAAAGGGGGCGTTGCCCCCAATTCATTAAGACTCCAACAATGCTTTCTCAAGTGCTGCAACTAGTTGGTCATCCACTTTGTTGCCTGATTTAGCAGCTGCTTTTTTAAGAAGTCCAATTACAAACTCCTTGATCTTATCTTCTAGATCCTCTGGGATCTTATCTACTGCTTTATCAATAATGTTGATAGCAATAGGGAGTAAAAATTTAGTCATGATTAAAATTTATAAATTTAACTACGCCTATTTATTAACTTCCTAATCCTTTACCTTTATCGTAATTATCTTTACCACCATAACGAGCCATGGTATTTACATAACTCTTCGTATCTTTAAATCCACGCTTCTTGGCGTCAGCAGCAGTTTTCTTTTTTTGATCTGCTGCATTTTTGTACTTATTAGTACCAACAGTAGATTTAGCACCCTTCACTTTCTTTGGTTGATTACTACCACTTCTCATAATCTGACCTTTATACTTTGCTTTTACAGCATCTAGTGCTGCATCTTTTTTCTTAGGTTGAGATGGTTTCTTTGTGCCGCCTGTGGATGTAGGTGAACCACTCTTTGTGTTTACACCTTTTTCTTTTTCATAGCGATTCAATTCTATAATTGGTGTACCTTGTGGTTGATACTCACAGTTCCATGCTCTAAGTGACTTATTAATTCTTGAGTCTGGATCAGATGCTGTCTTCTTAGAAGTCAACTTCTTCTTCATACCCTTCATTCTCGCACAAAAGCTCGCTCTACGAGGGTTCCCAACTTTTTTTGAAGGTGCTTTAAGGTCGCTGCCTGGATTTTCTCTCTCATAGCTTTTTCGTCCTTTTTCATTTAAACCTCCTGATTTCTTTTTGCCTGCTTTTCTTGTCCAAGCAGCACTTTTTGCTTCTGAAACTAAAGTTCCATCTTTATCTATCTTAGATCCTTCTGGTATAGGTTTACACTTCTTATCTTCTCTACAATAATACTCTCCTTTGCCGCATGATTCCTCTTTAACTTCCTGTTTACCATAAGTTATACAAGGATCTTTTCCACATCCACAATTTTTCTTCTTACCTTCTTTCATGTCCTTGACATGCTTTCTCACTCGGTTCGCTTGAGCCTTGTGCATCTTACTTGCTTTATCAAGTTCCTTAGCAATCTTTCCAAGTTCTTGAACATCCTCTTTAGCAAGTTTTGTTGCAGTTGCATACATGACACTTTCAGCATCATCCTTATAATTTTTTTTAAAGGATGACTTACTTTTTTTCATGCCCTTCACAATACGCTCTTTTTCTGACTTTTCTTTAGTCGTCAAAGAGCGTTCCATGAACTCTTGATAAGACCTCATTTTAGCCTCCTTTCTTTTTCGCCATTGCTTTTTTGATTGCCTTATCTCTAGAACCCATGTACTCATCTGTACCAGATTCTATCTTACCATCTCCATCATAATCTTTCTTTGCCATCTTCTTTCCTTCCTCAATTTCTGACTCTGAATTAACTACAGGGCCTTCTGGGGAAGTTTGAGGAGTGTCACATTCAGCAGGAATACCTCTAGAAGGATCTCCAGCTTTTGCAAGTTTTGCTCTGATGTCAGCAAAGGTAGGATATCTCTTTGCTTTTGCTGATTCTGGAGGTGTACTTGATGGACTACCAGAATAATCAACAGACGCAGTAGTATTCTGATCGTATGATTCAGCGTTTACATTTAACTTACCAGCTTTCTTTGCAGCCATTTTCTGACGATCCATTTGCTGTTTCTTCATAGCAAACTTCTTTTGAGTTTGTAATGTAGTCTTATCTTGTGGAGTTAATGCCTCTGTTACTTCCTCATCTTCATGTGGAATTGTATTACCATCTTTATCTTTTTGATGATGTTCTATGTTAAGAGTCTTTGGATAATCCTTATCGCCTGGTTTTGCTTTTTTCTCGCCAGATCCTCTCTTCATTCTTTTTCTTTTCGCATGGATGTTATCCCAAAGTCCACGCTCTCCCTCATCAAGCATCTTCTCATCTGGAATTACATGCTCATGATATTCTCTAACAAGAATCTGTAAATCCTCAACAGGAACATCTCTTTCTAATCCATGTCCAAACATAACATCATAATGAGTTACATTATTGTTCTCATCTAAAGTATGTTCTTCTTTAATACAGTTTCCTACACCATACTCTTCATGTTTTACCTTAGAAGCACAGTCATGTCCTTTCTTTTTCTTCTTATCTTTATATCCTTCCGCTACTTCATCCTCTTTTACACAGTTAGGAACAACCTTACCACCTTTCTTCTTAGTTCCTTTTGCTTTATATCCATCCCAACAAGTATCAGCACCTACGTTCTTACGTGCTTGCTTCATTGATCCTTCAGTTTTCATTGCTCCTACTTTCTTAGCAGCAACTTTGATCATTTCCTTACGCTTTAACTTTGCTTCTTTCTTTGCAGCTTCAGCGTTTGGCATACCATATCCTTCATTAGCATCTTCTACAGTCTTAGGATTAATAATTACACCACCTTTTTTCTTTCCTTTAAGATCTTGTAATTTTTCTAAGAAGTATTCTGTATGTTCTGGATCAATGGTTTGCATTACTTCATTTAGATCATTAGAACTTATTGCAATATCATGTTCTACAAAATAATCACAAAGATCATCCATCTCTTGTACTGTCTTACCTAGTCTCTTTGCAGCTTCTTCTTTCATGTGATCTGCTGCTTTGTATAAAGGTTTACCAGTTTTTACATTTTTCTTACCAGCTTTATATGCTTGGTATGCTGGTGTGTTACCTTTCTTATCAGCGTTTGTTACTGTATACTCTTCTTTCTTTAACTTAGACTTATTCTCTTTCTCGTTTCTTGCAAGTACTTTTGTTTTAATCTTAGATTTAATTTCTGGTTTGGACTTAATACCATATAAACCAACAGTCGGAGCACTGTAGGTAGTACCATTAAATGCAACCTTTACGCCCATATACTCTAGAGCTTCATTTAAATCCGCTCCAGTCTTCTCTACAAACAGTTTCAAGGCATACTCTAATGTTTCACCAGTAAGATTCTCTACAATCTCATCAACCATGTCTTCATGGTTAAGGTGATATTTAATAACAGATTCCACTAACCTTTCTGCTCTGTATAGATTAGAAGGTGGAAGTGAAAGATAAGAAGAATACTTATTTAAGTCCATCTTTTTTACTAGGTTTTTTACTATTTAGTGGGGTTGACTTTTTTGTGAAAGAGGTAACTGGTTGGCCAGGTGTCAACGCCTGTACAGCAGCACGATACTCATCAGTACCTACCTCCCATATTGTTTTTTCCATAATATCTTTGATCCAATGACGAAAAATTCTTTTCTCTTCATCAATCATAATGATGTAGTTTGTACCACGAGTTATAATTCTACCTATAACTCCAGTATTCAAATTTTCTACAATGTCACCAACTTTATAGAGTTCTCCAGAACGATAAGCTTCTCGTAAAGCAGATTCGTCTAGTTTTGGAGCAACTTTATAATCTTTTGATTCAAGATTCATTGCACGGCGTAATCTCATATAGATTGCCTTTGCTTGTTCTTTATCAAGATCTTCTGGGAGTCCTTTTTTGAAAGCATCATAGTCATTATCTGATGCTGCTTTCCTCATCTTAGATGCAGACATACCTTCTACAGTATCGTCTGAGTCAGCATCTCTTGTACCAGCACTGACAACATCAAGACCGCCAAAGTTATAAGTTTTACCGTTATACTTAGAAGTTATATTTGAAAACTCTTTTACACGGTCATCACCTACGACAATTTTGACATTATCATATCCTTGTCCATAAAGACTTTTAAGAACATCAAAGATGTTTCTTCCATTTTGAGGATCATTTGCAATGCTATCAGCATGATGTGGAAACATATGTTGCATTACATTCAATTTAGTTCCAAAGTCTAAAGGATTCTTCTCAGGATCATTTGAATGACTTGGATATATCATATAGTCAGCACCAGAAGCATATGCTTCATCTGCAACTTTGTCCATTAACTTTGCATGACCTACATGTGGTGGATTGAATCTACCAAATGTAATTACAACTTCTCCACCACCTTCATTACGAGGTAATAATGACTCTTCCTCACCAGATTTTTCATCTGCTTTTGGTTCCTCTTCAGGTGGTTGTTCAGGTGCAACTGTATCTTTAACAGATTGTAGATCAGATGCCATTTTGGCAAGAGATTGGGCATCAGCAGCAGACTGTGGGCCTTTCAAAGGAGCTCCAGCGTTTAGATTATCCTGTTCTTTCTTAGATAGAGGAACAAGACGAGTTCCGCCTTCAGCTTTAGCAACAATTTTGCCAGCCTTATCAGCGTAATAACCTTTACCTGTGTGTACTAAACCCTTTTTTTCAGCTTCGAGTCCTGCTTTAGTCCGAGCTTCACCAAAGAAATTGTTAAAGGACTTCATATAAGTCTCTATTGGTTCTACATTTATATTTATTTATCCCAATTCTTGTCAGTTGAGAAGTTTGCAGCAGAGAACTCAAGTCTATCAACTAATTTTAATGCTTGACCTGATTTAATTGCAACAAAACCTTCTGGAGCTGTAACGGAATATCCAGTTCCTTTTTTTAAAAATGTTCCAATATCTCTAACAGATTCTAATTTTCTTATAATCATTAACTTTGCTTTTGTTAAATTTTTATATGATGCAGCAGTAAAATAAATTGATTTTTGATTTGCAGAAATAAATTTTAGACCATCATTTTTAACTGTCATCCATTTTTGTTTACCTTTTTCAGACTTTTTGGAATTAATTTCTTTGTCTAAAAGAAAAGAATAATAGTTTGCAAAATCTCCTACGACTTGATTTACTGGTGGTATCATTGCACCAGATCGAATATAAGCATTAAAAAATTGTTTGAACACTATATTAAATGAATACTTATCAGTACCAGACATTGCATCTAAAAATTTAGATGCTTGTTTTAATGACCCTGTGGTTTGACTTAAAATTGAATTGAACTTAGTTTTTTCTTGTGAAGTAAAATTAGCTGATCCACTTGCATCATTAAAGTCAGATGAAAATACAGAGACATCCTCAACTCCCTGATAACTAGATACATCTACACCAAATCCAGCTCGCATATTTGATATGGTATCACCACTATATGATGTATGAAAAACAATACCAAGTTTAGAGTTATTCACACGTTGACCAAGATTTGTATTCAAAGGTATTGTATATGTAATAGTGTTTGGAGTAAATTTTACAGAACGCTGTCCTTGAATAGTTCCTATACTTTTAGTATTTTCAGTAAACAAAAGATCGCCTTGTATAACTCCTGATATTGGTAACTTAGAAAGATGTGTTAAACATGACTTAAGTATTGAATTTAATCCGCTATCTGGATAAAAGAAATCTACATCATCATGTGTACAACAGATTTTAGGATTAGTTTTATTAAATACAGATTTGTTACCAACAAAGAAAGCTTTCCAAACTGGATGAATACCACAAATAATTGCTGGAGCGCCATCCCACTTTGTAGTTACTTTAATACTTTTTGATTTATCTCCTTGTGATAACATGTCACCAAGAGATTTAAGAAAAGCAACTGAAGTCTTTCCTCCGCTACTACCATTGTTTAAAATATCGTCTTCTAAATGTTCTAAGTGTTTATTTTGTTTAGCCATAACTAGAAAATTTTAACGAATGATCCATTCAAAGGATCGTAAGCTTTTTTAGCTCCATAATATAAAATATTTAAAAAATCATTTAATACACCTTTAGTAGTTAATTCTTGCATGAACTGTACATATTCCATTGCAACTAATATATTTCTAAACCTACCATTGTTTGATCTATCAATAGCACTTTCATTTGCAGCACCATTCTTAATAACATTCTCTATTCCACTTTCATCAGCTCCAGTACCAGTAATACTAAGATCACCAAAATCAACACTTTTACTGCCAATCTTTTTATTTTTAATATTATTATAAACGTCAATCCAATAATCAATCATAAATGGGTCCCATGTGCCAGGAAAATTATTTGGTATATTAGGATGTTTTGATATTGATTTAGGTTTTGATAACTGATGTGATGTTAAAAATTTATCTATCAAATCTGATGGAACAGTTCCTAACTTTGCAGCTGGTTTAGACTCATTTATACATTCTGTTTGTACAGTTCCATTGGGATTACTTAACTGTCTATTTCTAACTTGAACCTTTATTTTAAATGCTGGTGGTTTAGTTAACTGAAAATGCATAGAAAATTCTGAGTTCTCAAAAACTCGATCTTTAATATTCAATAAACATTTAGGATTTAAAACTTTCCAATCTTTTTGTTCTGGATTTCCTGTATTTAATTCTTCTTCTAGATCAATTCCATATTTTAAATTTATTTTCTTTAATGATACAGGTATCATATCTTTTGATTTAAGAGATTCATACATGATACTATTTAAAAGAGTCAACTTACCTTTTTGTGTAAGCCCATCAATTGTCATCAATTCTTTAATTGTTTTTTTGATACTATTTTCTTCAGATCTCTTTACCATTACAATATCCATTGGATTCCAAGTATCTTTTGTAGCAAATATTCTATCTCCACCTTCGACACCACAATATGTTTTTGCCATACTTTCTAGAAAAGGCATGATACCATCATCTCTAGAATAGTTATATCCTTTATGTTGATTAACATATCCTTTAATTAATTTTGCCTGTTCAGTAAAAGTTGTCATCCATTTGGCATTTACACTCGGATAGATGCTTGCAATCTGACCAAGTGTAGGTAATTTTCCTGTTTCGATATACATTTTAAATGTATACGCTGAGGCATTTTCTTGTTGTTGAGTAGCAATACCGTCTGAAGCCATAAAAATAGGAGGGTCTTCCCTCCTATTTAGATTATCTGTGTGGGTTATAAACATACAGTATGATTAATGCTGAAGAAATAATTGCTATTGCAATTATTGCTGCTATTTGTATCATAGATCTCCCTCCTTTCTGTTCTCAGAATAGTGAACATCAAATTCACCGCCTGGATATCTGGACTTTAGTTTGTCCACATTCATTTCAATAATCTCTTCTGGTGAAGTATCAAGTGCTATACATGCCTGTATAAAATACCACATGATATCACCTAGTTCACGTTTCATATGAAATAGATTTTCTTGGGTAACTGGTTTACCTTGAAAAACTATCTTCTTTACTATTTCTGTGAACTCACCTGACTCAGCAGATAGTCCTAATGCAGCAGTTAATGCTCTGTGTGAAGAGAAGTCTTTAGAATCCAATTCTCTTATACGGTCTTTAAAATGTCCACCGTACTTACTTTCATTTGATGTTACAGCATTAACAAACTTTGTATACTTTCGGAAATCAATCATACTTTAAATCCTTCAAAACTTCTGATCTTCTTGTCAAGAGATTCAGCTAAATCATTATCTTGTCCAGAGTCAATAATATTACCCTGAGCGCTAACCTCTACATTATACAATCTCATTCTAGCTCTGTCAATACCTATAACAAATCTTTTGTTCATTGTAGGATCATTATATCTGTTCTTTAATTGTTTGACCATAATTTGATTCATGTCTTCCAACTCCTCAGTAGATATGAGAGCGAACATAAGGTCAGCAGTAGCAGGGAGTCCGAAAGATTCTGATGTGTCAGTAAGATCAATATCAGTAGACCCATAACCAGAACGAGTAGTTTGAGTAGCACTAACAATCGGGAGATTTGCTTCGACAGCAAGACCACGAAGTTCTTCTGCAATCGCTTTAACGAACGTATAAGAATTGACAATGGTTCCTTTGTAACGAGATGATGAACAGATGTTTAGATAATCTACAAATATAATATCTGGTGCAAATCCTTTTTTGATTGATAACTCACTCAACAAACTTTTGAAATGTCCAGCATGTGCTGATGCTGTAGGATATTCTTTGATGATCAAAGTACCCTGTGTTTTCTTTGCAACTTTTCCAATCTTAGTTTCAAATAATGATTTTGGTATGTCGGCAAGTTCTTTGATGTTTATTCCCAAGAGATTGGCGTCAATTCTTTCTGCTATCTTTTCTTCCGCCATCTCCAGAGTAATGTACAAAACATTTTTACCTTGAGACAAACATGAGCTAGCACAATGGCACATAAACAAAGACTTACCCACACCAGTGCCTGCAAGAGCAATATTGAGAGTCTTGTTAGGAAGACCACCTTTTGTGATACGGTTGAAGAACTCCAGATCGAACGGAATCTTTTCTTCCGTTTGATGATAGAATTCGTATCGTTCTTCGTAGTCTTGTAAGTAATCATGTCCTATATGATTATCAAAACTCACTGCTAATGCATCAGAAAGTATACTAGGAATTGCACCTGTAGCTCTCTTCTTATCTCTACCGTCTGCAAGTTTTACACTTTCCATAAGTGCAAGATATATTGCTCTTTCTTTACACCACTTCTCAGTTGTATCTAACAACCATTCTTGATCAACTTTTTCTTCTCGAAAGCTTTGTATGAGATCGACTGCTTCTTTAAATATTTCCTCTGATATATCCTTTCTTTTTTCTACTTCTATTTGTAATATATTTGCTGATGGTAAACCATCATAGTTATTCATATACTGTTGTATCTCTTGAAAAATAATTTTCTCAGTTAAGACTTCAAAGTAAACATCTTTGATAAAAGGCAAAACTTTTCTGAGATACTTCTCATCATATACAAGATGAGATAATATTTTAGTTTCTATTTTCATACAAATGATCCGTAACTAAATTCTTTTTTAGCACACTCATCCAAAGCCTGCATAACTTCTGGTGTGAAATAAACTTCTGGGTTCTTTAGCACTTCTTTAGGGTAAACTTTTTTCTCACCCATATTATAACGATTTCCAGTTTTTGTAAACACTCCATACTTCTCACCCAACTCTAGAAGTCCATAATAAGGATCTAATCCTCTTTCATCATAGAATAATCTAGTAGCAACCTGTGAGTTTTCTTTTGTAAATCTAGATTTGAATGTTTTACATTTTATAATATTTCCAACTACCTCAGTACCATCTTTTTCTTTTGACTTACTGAGATATATTATAGTCGATGCAGCATACTTTAGTCCTGATCCACCACCCATTTCTTTGGTTGGCATGTATGACCCCACTACATCATATGTATGGTTTGTGACAATTAGAGGAATCTGTGCTTGACCTAATTTAAGAGATAAAATTCTAAAAATTGATTTGACTATCTGAGCTCTTGTCATATCTCTAGTCTCTTTACCAGCTGAAGCATCTTCAACTTCCTTTGTAGTAGATAACATTCCAAGAGAATCTAATACAAACATTAATGGTGGTCGATCTTCCAATTTAAGTTTTGTATATTCATCTACAATTTTGATTGCTTGTGTTCTAAATTCTTGTACTGTAGTTACAGGAACTAAACCAAGACGTTTGACATCAATACCACGTTCACTCAACATATCTTTTGTGATCGCTGATTCAGATTCAAAATATATTACTTCTCCTTTTGGATTTTGTATTAGAAAATTTTTGACAATTGATAAAGCAAAAAATGTTTTACCTGTAGATGATTCTCCTGCTAACGCTGTAATCTTATTAGAAGGTAAACCACCTTTAATACTACCACTAACTAAAGCGTTAAAAATATAAGAACCAGTATCAACAAAAGAATTACAATCTCCTGCTGCTATACCTTCGTCTGCTATTGAAGCAAACTCATTGTCAATTTCTTTAATAACTGTTTTTACAAATGACATAATAACCTCCTATACGAAAAATGATTCAAGTGTGCCTTTCTTTTCAACCATCCATCCAATTGTTTCAACAACATTCTTCAATGGTTCTAAAAAACTTTTTTCAAATTGTAAATTGTAATCAATGTATTTTTGTAGATTAAATTCTTTTGGCAAAGTTTGAAGATATGCAATAACATTTTCTCCTATCGGATTTGGTTTCTTCAAATAAACAAATTTAATCTTTTCTCCTTCCTGTATGTAAGGATACTTATGTGTAAGTTTCAATCTCTTCACATGATGATTGTATAAGATTGCCCCTCGAACATGAATCGGAGTTCCTTTTGCATACATATCAGAACTAGATTTGTATTTACCCAATCCATTCAATCCTCTTGGAAATGAGATGTCAGCAATCTCCATTTCTTTTGTTTCTTTTTTGACATTCTCAATAAATGATATCAGATCATCATTCGATTTGTCAATAATAATCTTGAAAGCTTTCTTGAGTTTATCACGATAATATGCTGGTGTTGATGAACGTGCAGTTTCAAGACCCATGATTTTCATCTTCGGTTGTTCATATCTGACACCTTCACTATCCCACACGTTGAGAATATATCTTTTTTTAGCAGTCCAGATACCACGATCAGCAATGTTCTCACGTTTCATGAACATCTTTTGATCATAAGCACCTACATAGTCCGCCAACGTTTGGTAAGAACTCGAAATATATTTTTCCAATTCCACATCACACACCTTATCGAGGAAAGAAACAATCTTTTCATTAGAGACCTCTCTCCCTTTGTATACAGTTTGAACCAAAGGACCCAAATTAAGATAGATGGAATCAGTATCAGAAGCAATAACATAATCAGTATTCTCCGTTTTCAGAATTTTGTTTAAATATTTGTTCATGCGATTCTCTATCCATCGAATCGAAACTTGACCAGATAGAGTAATCGCTTCAGCATTTGCTAGTTTGAAGTAACGGAAATATTCGTTACCAATAGCACCATAAGCAGAGTTAAGAGAAATCTTCTTTGCCATTTGAATGTTGTTACATCTAGCAATTTCTTTTTCCAAAGCTTTAGTAGGAGTCTTCTCGTACTGTT